CCCGACCTTCTCTCTCCGGTTCGAGCCGGTTCGAGCCTTGTTGGGCCCTTTGAAGGTCAGGCAAAGCCATCATGGAACTAGTCATAGACAATCCGAAACCTGCCAAGGTGGGGGTAAAGAAAAAACCCTTAGTTGGAGCCGTAAAACCACGGATCATGAGCATTCCCCTTAAAGGAAAATCCAGGGGCGAAGAATTTGCAGAGTTTGCTGAGAAATGTGGTTATCCGTTGTTCCCCTGGCAGAAATTCATTGCCAATGACTTTTTGACCCTGGATAGTGACGGATCCTTCAAGCGCAAAACCGTAGCCGTCATTCTTAGTCGTCAAAATGGCAAAACCATGCTTATTGCCTTGCGCATCCTCTTTGGCTTGTTTGTGCTGGGTGAAAAGTCGGTTGTAGCAATGTCCTCTAAGCGCGGCATGGCTGAAGATACATTCCGCAAGGTTTGTTCCATTATTGAAGCTAATGAATTTTTGAGAAGCCAAGTCAAGCTCAACCGTGGTGAAGTCGGATACCGGGGCAATGGAAAAGAGCACCTGGATTTACTGAATGGAGCCCGTTACGAAATTGTTGCCGGAACCAGTGACGGCGCACGCGGCAAATCGGCCAATCTCCTATTTGTGGATGAGCTGCGTTACATAAGTGAAGAAGCTTGGGCCGCTGCTAAGCCAATTACCATTGCAATGGGTAACAAGGCTCAGACATATGTTTGCAGCAATGCCGGTGATGCATTCAGCCATGTGCTTAATGACCTTAGAGATAAGGCCCTTTCATATCCATCGCCAACCTTAGGTTGGTATGAGTATTCCGCGCCTCAACATGCAAAACCTACGGATCGTGCGGCTTGGGCCGCAAGTAATCCAAGCCTTGGCATAACAATTACAGAATCGGGCCTTGAAGAAGCTTTATCAGTAATGCCAATGGAAAAATTTTTGCCTGAGCACATGTGTATGTGGGTTTCCTCTCTCAGCAGCCCTTGGCCAATCGGATCATGGGAGGCATGCGCCGATAGCACTCTTTCATTGCCAATTGGCCCTGACACATTCTTTGCATTTGATGTGGCTATATCAAAACGCACTGCAACCTTGGTTGCTGGTCAATATCTCCCAAATGGCAAAATTGGTGTTGGCATTATGGATCAGTGGCGTTCTGACACGGCAGTTGATGAGCTGCAAATAGCCGCAGACATCAAAACCAAATGGGTGGACAAGTATTTCCCGCGCATGATTATGTTTGACCATTACTCCACGGCCAGTATCGCGGCACGATTGGCAGCAAGTGGGTGCAGAATGGTTGATGTATCCGGCACGGCCTTTTACCAAGCTTCAGGGGATTTGCTGGATGCAATAGTCAACAACCGCATTGTTCACATGGGGCAAGAATCATTTGACCTCCAAATGAATGCTTGTGCGGCTAAAACCAATGACAGTGGTTGGCGAATTGTAAGAAGGGCCAGTGCTGGAGATGTCTCAGCTCCAATCTCTTTGGCAATGATTGTTCACAAAATGCAGGAACCCGTTTCCACTCCTATGATTGTTGCCGGCTAGACACGCCAAAAATCCTAAATGACCTGAATGTCCGTTTTGGGTGCTATGGGGCTATTATCCGCCTATGGGTATTTTGTCGGCATTGCGATTAGTCAAAGACGATTCAGACACGCTTAAAAGTCAATACAACCCGGCGGTAATGAATTCCGGTTATGGCGTTGGCGCATGGAGCGATTATGGAATGGGCTTTGATTACGCCGGCATTGATCTAAATTCTGCAATGCAGGTTCCAACGGTTTCAAAATGCAGGCAATTAATCTGCGGAACAATCGCCGGAATTCCACTTGAGTTATACAACAAGACAACAGGTGAAGAATTAGGTTCTCCAATTTGGTTGGAACAACCTGATATTCGTCAGCCGCGTTCTGTCACCATTGCCTACACAGTCCAATCATTATTGTTTTATCAAATCGCTTATTGGGAAGTAACTGCAACTTACTCTGATGATGGAAGGCCAGCGCGTTTTGCGTGGGTTGCGAATGAAAGAGTTACGCCAAAACTAAACGCAAGAAATACTGAAGTCGAGTATTACACGGTTGACAATGAAGTGCGCCCACAAAATGGCATTGGATCGTTAATTACATTTCAATCATTGCAACCAGGAATTCTTGCAACTGGTGGCCGCACTATTCGTGCAGCTTTAGATTTGGAAAAAGCCGCTGCCATAGCTGCGCAAACTCCAATCCCTTCCGGTTTCTTGAAAAATACCGGTGCGGATCTTCCTGAAGCACAAGTGCAAGGAATTCTTGCAAGTTGGAAACAAGCCAGAAATTCGCGTGGTACTGCATTTCTCACAAGCACTTTGGATTATCAGACAACATCATTTTCACCCAAAGACATGATGTACGCGGAAGCCAAACAAGATTTCAGCACGGAAATTTGCAGACTTATGAATGTTCCGGCATACATGGCGAGCGCAGATGCCAATAAAAGTATGACATATCAAAATGTTCTTGATGCTCGAAAAGAATTTTACGCGTACACACTTGCTCCTTATGTTTGCGCTATTGAGGACAGGCTTAGCATGAATGACATTACTAGTTCACAAAATGTGGTGCGTTTTGCAAGCGATGAAACATTTTTGCGTGCTGATGCAACCGCACGCTTAGCAGTAATTGAAAAAATGTTACAATTGCAATTAATTACATTAGACCAAGCCAAGATGATGGAAGATCTATCACCGAACGGAGATGCATCATGAAGTTAACCTTTAGCACGCCAATCCAGGCGGCTGATACTGAACGCCGAATCATTTCAGGCAAAATTATGGAATATGGAGCCGTTGGTCACACTTCCGTTGGAGCAGTTGTCTTTGAGCTCGGTTCAATACAGATCCCATCACCAGGCAAAATTAAGTTGCTTGCGCAACACAGGCCCGATGATCCAATTGGCCGGGCTCAATCTTTTAGCAAAGATGGTAATTTTCTTTTTGGTTCATTTAAAGTTTCCAGCAGCACAAAGGGCACAGACTATTTGACCCTTGCATCTGAAGATTTAGTCAGTGGGCTATCCGTTGGGGTGGAAGTGATTGCATCTCAGCCCACTGACAATCACCTTTTGGTTACAAGTGCGCGACTTGTTGAAGTCAGCCTTGTGGAATCCCCGGCGTTCGAAAATGCGAATGTCACTAGCGTTGTCGCAAGTCAAGCAGAAATCGAAGCGGCAAATACAACAAGCACAAGCACTAAAACAACTACGATCAATACGACAATCGTTGAGGTCGAAACCGAGACAGAGAGTGAGGATGTCATGACGACAGCCCCAGATAATACAGCCCCAGAAACTGCGGCAGAGGCTCCCGTTGTGGATGCCTCACGCCCAGTTGTTTCAGCATCTTACATTGTTGGCGAAGTTCGCTCACCAATTAAGACACAAGCACAATATCTTGAGCATGCAATCAAAGCGAAGATGGGCAATGACACATCTCGCGATTACATTCGTGCAGCAGATGCACAAGCAAAAAAAATTGAGGCAGCTAACGATTCGTTTACGACTAATCCTGCATTCAATCCGACACAATATGTTTCAAGCGTTATTGACACATCAGTTATGTCACGCCCAACAATTGATGCATTAGGTGGAGCACGCGCACTTGCACCATCAGGCATGACAATTGCACATCCAAAAATTACAACCAATGCGACAATCGGAACCGTTGCTGAAGGTGCATCAACTGCTGCAACTCAAATTGTCAGCTCCTATGTGAATGCAACTGTGGTCAAACTGGCCGGCACACAGGTATATAGCACAGAATTGCTCGACAGATCAGATCCGAGCTTTTATTCTGCAATGTACGAAAATTGTTTACGAGCTTATGCCAAGGCATCTGATGCAGCAGTGATTGCTGAAATTGTTTCAGGTGGTACACAGGCATCAACACAAGCTGCAACAATTGCCGGACTTCAGGCATATGTTGCACAAGCTGCACCAGCCGTTTATGCAGCAAGCGGAGAAACTGCAACTGCATTTATTGCAGGAACATCCGTTTGGTCATTATTAATCGGAAGCCTGGACACAACTGGTCGCAGCATTTTCAATGCAGCTTCACCAATGAACGCAAATGGCCAATCAACTCCACGCGGATTGCGCGGAGATATGATGGGCTTAGATCTATGGGTTGACCAAAACATGGTTTCAACAACAATTGATGATTGCGCTTTCATTGTTAACCCAATGAGCATTGCAGTTTACGAGTCACCAAAATTGACACTTTCCGTCAATGTTGTTGCGACTGGTGAAATTTCAACAATGCTTTATGGTTATTTTGCGACAAAGACACTTGTTTCCGGTGGTCTGCAACGCTTTAACCTAACCTGATAAAACCCTAAGCCGCTCACAGGGCTAGGAGGCCCTGGCCCTGTGAGCCTTATCAAAGAAAGGAATGATGATGGCCGCAACTTATGTGACTATGCAAGAATTACGCGATTCACTGGGAATTGGCACGCTATATTCAGATGCCACGGTTGAAGAATGCGCACAAACTGCTCAAGACCTCATCAATGCATTTCTTTGGTTTAACACTGCACCAGTTGTTGCTACTGGGCGTTCAGCAAATGTTGCAACATGCATTATTGCCAATCCTGCTCAATTTGTTGTTGGTCAATTGATTACCATTACGGGTCGCGGCTCCGGATATAACGGTGTCAAAACGATTACAAGCACAAGCCCTTATCCATCATCTATAAGTGCGCCATATTTGCCAAGCCGTTGGGTTTATCCCCTTGGATACCAATACATTCAATTTGCTAATGTAGCTGCCGATGATCCAATTCATTTGGTTCAACCTTATGGTTTAATGGCAGGGCCAGATGATAAAACTGCCAGTTATGCTCAAACACCGGCCATTCGGTCTGCATCATTGATATTGGCAACAAACATTTGGCAATCCCGACAAGCTACACAAAACGGCGGGATGGGTGTTGATGGATATGCTCCGAGCCCCTTCAAAATGTCAAACACACTTATGGCATCCATCAGGGGTTTGTTAGCTCCGTATTTGTCACCCGCAGGAATGGTCGGATGAAAGATGCCACCAGTAGCACTGACAACACTTCGCACAACGATAGCAACGGCTTTAGCCAATGCCGGTGTGTGGTCAACCTTCAGCTTCCCGCCCCCAGTAATTCTTGCCAATTCAGTGATAGTTGCGCCCAGTGACCCTTATTTAGTTCCTTCAAATAATTCACAAGCTTCAATCGCTTGCATGGCGAATTTCAAAATTATCATGACCGTTCCATACCTGGACAACCAGGGAAATTTAAACGGTATTGAAAGCACGATTGTGGCCGTGTTTAACAAATTAGCCTCATCAACATTAGTGTTCAACATAACCGGTGCATCAGCTCCTTCAGTGTTGGATGCACCGAGTGGGCCCATGCTTACTTCGGATTTTTCAATAACAGTCTTAACAACTTGGTCATAGGAGATAAAATGAGCGAAACAAACGCAGAGAATTTGGCTTGGCTTGTCAAAGTCGGCCAGATCAAGGACACAAAAGAGGCTGCTAAGCCAACGACAACAGAAACAGAGGAATAAAGCATGGCAATTTACTTAAATAACAATGTTGGCGTGAAACTTGCAACCGCAGCCGCGCCAACAGTCCCTTCGATTGACATCTCATCTTATGTGAGTGCCATTACTTTAACGCAAATCGTAGATGAGCTGGAAGTCACAACCATGGGCGATTCTGCACACAAGGTGGTGGCCGGTTTGCAATCTGCTACGCTCCAAATTGATTTTTTCAATGACTGGGCAGCATCAGCAGTAATGACAACATTGAATGCGGCTTTTGGCACAACATTGGCCGTTTCAATGATTACAGTCAAGGGAACAGCAGTGAGCGCAACAAACCCAACATATCAGTTTTCAATTTTTGTCAATAACCTCACACCTGTTGGCACAGGCGGGGTTGGCGATGAAGCCGCATCTAGCATCTCATTCACAGTAAACACAACAGTCACCGTTTCAACAACAGTGGCATTCTAAGGAGCAAAAATGGCACGCTTGAAAATCACCAGGGCCTCAGGGGATGTGATTGTTCCAATCACCCCTTTGGTTGAATATGCGTTTGAAAAGTACACAGGCAAAGGAATTCATAAACAATTTCGTGACGAGGAAAAACAGAGTGACATTTACTGGCTATGTCATAATGCGCTTTCTCGCATTGAAGTGCTGCCACCTTTTGGAGAAGAATTCTTAGCAACTTTAATTTCAGTTGAAGTTATGGATGACGAGCCTCTAAAAAAATAGAACGGGCAAGTTTCACCTACCTAGTGGCCTCACTAGCGGTGGAGCTCAAAATAAGCCCAAATGAAGTTTTAGATCTTGATGAAAGAATGTTTAAAGCCGTGCTTCAGGTACTAAACGACAGAGCGAAGGAGAGGGCCCGTGCCGCTAAACATAACAGGCGTTGAACCCACTTTAAAGGCTATGCGTAAGTTTGACCGAGACTTAACCAAGCAAATGAACATTGAAATCAAAGCTGCAATGATAACAATTCGTGATAAAGCCCGTGGAGATGTGCCGCAAGGATTCCCAACATATCTTTCAGGCTGGGAAAAGCGCGGCAAGGTACAGAGCCAAGCCGTGTTCAACACCAGTGGCCGTGTGCGCAAATTTCCCCTTTTTGACACTGCTGAAGTCAAGGCCGGGATTGTTTACCGTCAAGGCAAAAGCATCCAAAATCGTCAGGGCTATCGGGCTCAATATTATGTGCGCAACAATTCAGCAGCCGGCGCAATTTATGAAACTGCGGGCCGTGTTCAATCCGGTCAACAGGGCAGATCCAACAACCCAAGGGCTGGTGAATTATTTATTGGAGCTATGGGGAGTCTTTACGGTAAAGACAAAGAGCGCGGCCGTTTGATATTCAAGGCTTGGGAACAAGACCAAGGAAAAGCAACCTTAGCCGTGACAAATGCCATTGATAAAGCCGTCAAGATATTTAACGCCACCGGCGGTGCAGGTACGCAATCCGGCTATAAGTTGGCCTCATAATGCCAAATTTATTAGTTAGTGCAACCACACGGTATGACCCAAAGGGTTTGAATCAAGCTAAAAAGCACATAAGCGCATTTGATAAAACAATCAAAACCCTTGGCAAAACATTTGCAGGGGTATTTGCTGCTCAAAAGATTTTGCAATTTGGTAAAGCATCAGTCATGGCTTTTGCAGCAGATGAAAAGGCCGCGCGTTCCCTTTCAAATACACTTAAAAATGTTGGGGCTCAATACGCTGCCACAGGCGTTGAAGATTTTATTGGCAAACTTCAAAAAACAACGGGCGTGCTTGATGATAATTTGAGGCCGGCTTTACAAATTTTGCTCACTGCAACCGGGGATGTGACTAAATCTCAGGATGCTTTAAATCTTGCTTTAGATATAAGCGCAAACACTGGCAAAGATTTGAGCTCAGTGAGTACGGCTTTGGCCAAAGGTTTCCAAGGTAATACGACCGCACTTAGCAAAATGGGTGGGGCAGTCTCTAAGGCTACTTTGGCTACGGGCGACATGAACAAAATTACGGCTGAATTAACTGCCAAATATAAGGGTTCAGCATTAACCGCAATTGGTGGATATTCCGGTCAAATGGCAAAACTTGGCGTTGCTTCAGCAAATGTTAAAGAAATTATTGGCAAAGGTTTGCTTGATGCCCTTGCACAAATGGGCAATTCAAACAGTGTTCAAGACACTGCTGACGCTATGGAAACATTGGCACAAAATACCGCCGATGTTATTCGTGGCATTGGCATCCTTGCCGGAAAATTGAAATCAATTCCATTGTTCAACGCAATTGTCAGAACGCTTGGCGATTCATTTTCCGCCGGGCCTTTAGGCTCATTGATGAGATTAGGCCAGTCAAATGTAAAAACTGGATACGGCCAACAGAGCCCTGGCGAGCGAGCCGCGGCAGTGGCATACCAAAAGAAACTGGCAGCACAAAAGCGTGAAGAATACTTGGCCCTTGTTGCAAAAAACAAGGCCACCAAAGAAGAAGCTCAAATGAAGAAGGATCAAGAAGCTTTGGATAAACTCAAAGCCAAATTTGACCTTGAACGCATTGGGCTCAATGCTGCATTAAATCAAGCTACTGATGAGGAAACAAAAGCACGCATCAAGGCTCAGATTGCCATTCTTGATGAAACCGGTAAAACGGCACAAGCTGCAAATGATGCCTTGGTTAAGGCACAAGCGGAAAAACTAGCCCAAGAAGTAAAAGCTGGAGAAGCATTAGCATATTTGGCCACATCCGCAGGATATGCATCAACTGGCATTATTAAATGGTTATCAGCTTTGGAATACACAAAAGAACGATTTGGCAATGCCGGAGCAACTATGCCATTTGCCGGAGGCCCTGCCGCAATCAAGCCCGACAATAGTGGAGCAATCGGATCTAAAGGCGGCGGGACGACTACTGATGCGCAAAAATGGGCACAAGAAATTTTTGATGCTGGAACTAACATGCCCGACACTCCAATTGTAATTCCAATTTATGGCGCGGGTTCAGGTGGCGGTGCTGGCCAAGGTGAAGGTCAAGTGCCCGCGGCTGCGTTCAATGTCGTGGTTAACACTGGTCCGTCCATGGCTGATGAAAACACTATTGTTGATGCCGTTCAAATGGCACTCAATGAAATTGCACGCCGTGGCAATCTGACAACATACGCAGGAGCATTGCCGGCATGACGATTCCAACAATTAACGCATTCATCAACTTCAGCACGGGCCCAAGTTTTGCTCAGGCAATGATTTTAGATCAAGGCATTTTGGGAACAAACACTTTGGCCGATGCAGCTTCAGTCATTGTTGATGTTTCAAATGTTGTGGATTCAATCAACACTAAGCGTGGTCGTAATGCTCAGGCTGACCAATTTCAGACTGGCACACTTTCCTTGCGCATTGTTGATCAAAACGGTGATTTTAACTCGATGAATTCCGCCGGGCCTTATTACAACCTTTTGACCCCAATGAGAAAGGTGCAAATCACTGCAACTTATGGGGCTATAACTTATCCAATCTTTAGTGGTTTCATCACCTCATATTCAACATCAACGCCTCAATCAAGTGTGGGTGATGTCGTTTACACGACCATAAACGCCGTGGATGCCTTCAGATTAGCGCAAAACGCTCAGATTTCCACAGTCGCAGGCACTAGCGCAGGCCAATTGACTGGTGCGCGTATCAATAACTTGCTTGATGCCATATCCTGGCCGACTTCAATGAGGGACATAGATCCGGGTTTGACCACAGTTCAAGCTGATCCAGGTACGGCACGCACTGCACTTCAGGCATGTCAGACAATTGAAACCACAGAATATGGTGCATTTTATGTGGATGCATCCGGTTCATTTGTTTTTCAAGACCGCAACTTGACGGCCTCAAGCGTTGCAGCAACGCCCGTTGTGTTCAATGACAATGGAACCGAAATTGATTATTTCAATGCGGTATGGGTAACAAATGACACCCTTGTTTATAATGAGGCAAATATTACTGCCACCGGCTTGGCTACTCAAAACGCATCAAATGCAGCAAGCATTGCCAAGTATTTCTTGCATTCATATAATCAGCAAAATCTATTAATGCAAGACACAACCACGGCTCTCAACTACGCCCGTGCTTATGTGGCTTCAAGAGCTGAGACAAGTGTGAGATGTGATGAAATCCAATTGGATCTATACACCGCCAATTATGATGCCGGAATAATTGCCGCCCTTGACCTTGATTATTTTGACCCGATTACAATTACAACCAATCAACCGGGGTCAACAACACTGACAAAGACCCTTCAAGTTTTTGGCAAATCTATGGAAATCACGCCAAATTCTTGGCGTGTTAAAATGACGACACTTGAACCCATAATTGATGGGTTCATTCTTTCCAGCACGCTATGGGGCATACTTGACCAGGGCGTTTTGAGTTACTAGGGGGATGAGATAAATGGCAGCTTCGGGCTATAAGTTATTTGTGACTGGGGATGTGCTAACGGCTGCCCAAGTCAATGATTATTTGATGCTACAAACGGTGATGGTTTTTGCCAATTCAGCAGCACGAACAACGGCTTTGTCCGGCGTACTGGCTGAAGGTTTGGTGTCGTATCTTAAAGACACAGATGTGGTCGAGGTTTACACTGGTGCAGCTTGGGTTTCCCTTGATGATCCAAATGCTATTCAGAATTCAATCGTGGATGCTAAAGGCGACTTAATTGCAGCAACTGCCGATAACACACCTGCTCGTCTCGCAGTTGGCACTGACGGCCAGGTTCTCACTGCGTCCTCAGGTGCGGCAACTGGATTGGCTTGGGCGACTGCTTCAGGCGGCGGATCTTCCCAAGTTGCTGGTAAAAATGCAGTAATCAATGGTGATTTTCTTATCAATCAAAGAGCTTTCACATCTAACACAACAACAGGTGCATATAACTTTGATCGTTGGTTACAACAAAACTCAGGCGGTACTTTTACAATAACACCTCAAACTTTTACACCAGGTACTGCTCCAATAGCAACTTATGAAGGTCGCACTTATGTGCAAGGAATTACAGCCAGTCAATCAACGGCAGGACATTACGCGATTTTAACTCAAAGAATTGAAGATGTAACTCGTTACGCTGGTACGACAGTAACTATATCCTTTTTTGCTAAGGCTAATACTGGAACACCTAAAATTGGTGTGGAATTGTGGCAAGATTATGGCACAGGTGGTTCGCCTTCTACTGCTGGAACGGTGGCACAATCAAGCGTTACTTTGACAACTTCTTGGGCTAGATATTCCGTAAGTGTTGCTGTGCCTTCTCTTTCAGGTAAAACATTAGGCACAAATGCTAATACTTCTTATCTTGAACTAAACCTTTGGACTTCAGCAGGATCTACATACAACACACGCGCTTCAAGTATTGGCATCCAAAACTTTACGGCTTCAATTTGGGGCGTCCAATTAGAATATGGAAGCAGCGCAACTTACTTTACAACTGCAACTGGAACACTTCAAGGGGAATTAGCCGCTTGCCAGCGTTACTTTTTAGGACTTAGTTCAGCAGAAAATGTGTACACAAACTTTGGTGTAGGTGTTTATGGTACTTCAACTATTGCTCAAATTATGGTGCCATTGCCTGTCACAATGAGAGTTAAGCCGTCTATCTCAGTCGGTACAGTTGGTAACTATTCAGTTGATGGCGTAACTGGTAATGCCTGTTCAAACCTTACGGCTGGTCAGTTGGGTAATCAAATGATTGGCTTGTCAGCAACAACGGCAGCATCTACAACTGGTTATGGTTGTTATCTAAGAGCAAGTAATACGGCATCAGCGTTAATCCAAATAAGTGCGGAGTTGTAATATGGAATCAACATACGAAGTAATTGAGACAGACAAAAGCCCAATTCTAAAAAGAACAGACGCAGACGGGTCTATTTGGTGGATTCCTATGGACGAATCTAACTCTGACTACCACGCATATCTCGACAGGACAATCCAGAAGCGGCACTATCCACACCAATGGTGACGGATGGAAGTTAGTGCTAATGGTTGGCCTGCATCCAAGGATCCAAAAGATTTAGGGATAAAGTCTTATGAGGTTCCAGGCACGGCAATCAAGCTGCGTTGTGCAGAAGCGGTTGCGCCTTTACTCATTGGCTTAGCTGCTGAGTTTCATGCATTGATTGAACCGCTTGATGTTGGTCAAGGTGACGATTGGGGATTTTGTTACAGACCAATTAGGGGCGAAACCACAAAACTCAGCAATCATTCATCAGGCACGGCCTTGGATCTAAACGCCTCCAAGCATCCCTTGGGGCAGACCAATACATTTGACCCGTTAAAAGTGCCAATGATTCGGGCACTAGCTCACAAATATGGATGCATTTGGGGCGGTGACTACAAGCACCGGAAAGACGAAATGCATTTTGAGATAAGCATTAATGCAGCCAAAGCGGAGGCATTAATTAAGAAAATACAAGGAGAAAACAAATGAACCCACAATTCAAAGCGGCGGCCTTGTCGTATCTTCGAGCTGCACTGGCATCAGTGGCAGCCCTTTATCTATCCGGAATCACTGATCCAAAGGTTTTGGCCAACGCATTGGTGGCGGGCTTTATCGCCCCAATCTTGCGTGCCATTGACCCTAAAGACTCAGCCATAACAGTCGGCAAGAAGTAAGATGAACATCCAGGCATGGGTCGCCCTTATCGTAGGCGTAATGGCGATTCTGTCTGGACTATATGCCGGCGTTAAATTTGTTGTGCGTTCAATCATGGCCGAAATAGGGCCCAAGGCAAACGGCCATAGCCTCAAGGAGCAGGTCAACAGGCTGGAAGCCCGCCTAGACCATATTTACACCATCCTCCTGGAGCGTTAGACACGCCGAACACCGTTGATATTGTGCAATTCGTGCAAATCGTTTATAGTTGCTTTATCGCAACCAGGCGATTTAGACGAAGGGCCTCACATGTCAAGAATGGCAGATTTATACATTGAAATAAGTGACCAGTTAAGCAAGCAATCCAAGGCGTTTCAAGCTGCGGCTGACTGCATGTGCGATACATGCGAGCAATACACAATCAACGAGATTGATGCCCAATTCAAGAAAATGGGCCAGTCATGAAAATAACTTTAGAGCTGACCAAGAACGATTTTGAACACCTCACCACAACCTCAATGCAATGGGGTAAATCTTGGACAAATAAAGTGGGTCGTTTTGAGCCATTAATTCATGATGAGGAAGTTACATTTGATTGGGCTTATGCTCATTGGGTTGATACCT